CCGCCAGAGCCAGCAGCGACAGCGCCGCCGCGGTGACTGCACCATGAGCAACCTGAGCGACGGCTACCACGTTCTGCTGGATGCTGTCGCTCGCGGGCTTGAGCCCGACCCTAACCTGTCGCCCGACGTGTGGGCCGACACCTTCATGGTGGTGCCTAAGGAGTCCGGCGCGTCGGAGCCTGGACCGTACAAGACGTCGCGCACGCCGCACGCGCGGCAGGTGATGCAGGCACTGGCGCCGTGGCACCCGTGCAAGCGCGTGGTGGTGCAGGGGGCATCGCAGATGCTCAAGACGCAGGTGGCGCTCAACTTCCTGGGTGAGACCGTGCACCAGCGCCCCAAAAACTTTCTCTGGCTGGTGCCCACCGGCACGCTGCACAAACGGGCAGCTGCCCGGATCGACAAGACGGTGGCGGCCGTGCCGGTGCTGCGTGAACGCTTCGCCCGGCCAGGCTCACGCGTGTCGACCAATAACAACGACATCAAGGCCTATGCCGGCGGCGCGCTCTACATCGCCACCGCCGGCGCAGCTGCCAACCTGTCGGAGCTGTCCGTCACCTATGTGGTTTACGACGAGGTCGACCGCAGCAAGGACAACGTGGGCGGCGAGGGCGACCCGAAAGAGCTGGCCGAAACCCGCCAGACCTCGCACGAAAAGGACCGCAAGTCTTACTACCCCAGCTCGCCCACGATTGAGGGCGAGTCAGCCATCAACTCGCTCTACCAGGCCGGCACACAACGCGTCGCCCTTTTCGAGTGCATCCATTGCGGTGTGGCCCAGCCGATGGAGTTTTTTAAGGACGATGGCCACCCCAGGCTGCAGATCAGTGACGACGGCAAGCGCGCGATGTACCCATGCAGCGAGTGCGGCGGGATGCATGAGGAGGGCGAAAAGTCGCGGATGTTCGTGCGCGGGCTGTGGAGTGAAGGTGTCCCTGGCGACGGTGAAACCGAAAGCTTCCAGATCTCCGCCATGTTTCTGCCCTACGGCTGGCTGCCGTGGATATCGCTGATGAAGCAATACGAGGCGGCCAAGGCGAAGCTGGAAGAGGGCAGCGAAGAAGCCATGATCGTGTTCTACAACACGCGCCTGGCGCAATGCTGGGCCCGTACGAAAGAGACCACGCGCTATGACGCTCTGATGAACCGGGCGGGCGACTACCGCCTGGGTACGGTGCCCATGGGTGGGCTGGTGCTGACCGCGGCAATTGATACCCAAACTCACCGGCTGGAGATGAAGGTGGTGGCCTGGGGTGAGGGCATGGAATGCTGGGTTGTCGATTACCAGGTGATCCATGGCTCTCCAGCCGACCAGGAAACCTGGGACAAGGCCGACGCGCTGCTGCGCGGCCGGTACCGCCACGCTTCCGGCGCGATGATGACCATCAGCGCCGCGTTCGTGGACTCGGGCGGCTCCAATACCCAGGACGTGTACAACTTCACCTACTCGCGCAAGCGCCGCAACGTCTTTGCGATCAAGGGCCACAGTCGGCCCAACCGCCCCATCATCAGCGCCAAGCCCAGCGTCGTCGACGTGACCTGGCGCGGCAAGACAGAGAAGAAGGGTGCGCAGTTGTGGTTCATCGGCACCGACACGGCCAAGGACTACCTGCAGGCGCGGTGGCAGCGGCATGAGGGCCCGGGCGCCATGCACTTCAGCAGGGACTTGCCGGAGAGCTACTACAAAGGGCTGACCGCCGAATATCGCACGACCAGCTACACGCGTGGGCGCAAAACCAGCAGGTGGGAGCAGAAGAAGGGCGAGGCCAACGAGCCGCTGGACCTAGCCGTCTACAACCTGGCCGCCGCATACTTCCTCGGCCTGCACAAGAAAACCGAACACGGGTGGCAGTTGCTGCGCGACAGGCTCATCCCAGCGGACCGCGACCTCTTTGCTACTGAAGAGCCGGCTGTACCTCATCAGAGCGCAGTGCAAACGCGTGCACTCCCTGATTCTGATGCACGGCCGGGCCGGGTGCCAGCGCCCGTGGTCGGTCCGACCTCGCTGTCCTCGCTGCGTAAGGGCCGCAAGTGAAGCCTGCCACGTCCGCTGATGGTGTGGTCGCTGAGCCGGACATCGTCCAGCTCGTCTTGCAGCGAGTCAAGGTCCTCGTGCCGCAACTCAGCGAAGAGATGATGGCCAAGGTTCGCGCCGAACTGTTGGCAGAGTATGGCGGCCAGCGCGTTCGAATTCCGAAGCGAGCGAAGGACCTGCAGGGCCAAAAGCGTGAGGCGGCATATCGGGACGGTCTGACGGGCGCACCAACGGAACAGATTGTTCATAAACACGGCATCAGTCGGCGGACCCTCTATCGGCTCATGAAGACCGGACCAGACGGCTACCGCCGCGGCTGACTTGTGCCAAGTTGCCCTGTTTTGGCACAGGGTACGTCAATAGACTGGCCGCACTCATTCTTCAAATTCATCCCTTTCACATCGTCAAGGGCATTTCACATGGGCCGCTAAATGTCAGGCATCACTCTCGCGCAAGCGCAAGCACAGCTCTCGACCTGGCTGGAGGCTGACACGAAAGTCGCCAGCGGTCAGTCATATGAGATCGCCGGCCGTAAGCTGACCCGAGCCGACGCCGCGACCATCACCGAAAAGATCGAGTACTGGGACAAGAAGGTCACTCAACTCACACCAGCGTCCGCCGGCCGTGGCCGTGCCCGCACCATCATGGTTCGATGACATGGCAAAACAAAAAGCACACGATCGCGCCAAACCGCTGGTCAGGCAAAACCTGATAGACAAGGCCATCAGTTACTTTGACCCCAAAAAAGGTGCGCAGCGCATGATGGCGCGCACGCATATGGCGTTGGTCGGTGGCTATACCGGCGCGCGGAGCGACCGCACCACCACCGCCCGCTGGAACCCTGGTGGCGGCTCGCCCACCACTGATGCCGTCGCGGACTTGGCCATCCTGCGCGAGCGTAGTCGCGATCAAATGCGTAATTCTGCCGTCCCTTTAGGCGCGCTGAATGGAGCGGTCACAGGGATTGTTGGGACAGGCCTGTCCGGTACGCCGACCATAGACCATGTGGCGCTTGGCATGACAGAGGAGGCCGCCAAGGCATGGAACGAGAACGCCGCGCGGCGTTTCAAGTTCTGGGCTGAGTCCGAGGATTGCGATGCCGCCCGCGTTAACGACTTCTATGCCCAGCAGGAACTTGCGCAGCGCACTTGGCTTGAAAGCGCGGACGCCTTCGTGCTAACGCCCCGCTTGGCTCGCAATGGCCGCCCGCCTCGGCTCGCGCTGCAGCTTGTGGAAGGGGACCGCTGCTGCAACCCAAACAAGACCGCCAACACGGCCACCATGGTGGAGGGTGTTGAATTTGATCCTTCCACTGGCGAGGCCATCGCTTACCACTTTTCCAAGAATCACCCAGGCGACCTCAATGCAGGCGCCAACTCGTGGACCCGCGTCACTGCCCGAGGCGATAGCAGCGGCAGGCGCAATGTGCTTCACCTCTTCAAGCAGTTGCGCCCCGGCCAGTTGCGAGGAATCCCCTGGATTGCGCCAGTTCTGGAGCCGCTTAAGCAACTGGGAAAGTGGACGGACAACGAACTAAATGCGGCTGTGACCAGCAGCATCTTCAGCGTCTTCGCCAAGATGTCTGCCGAGGCATTCGATCAAATCTTCGACGAAGAAGGTGAGAAGCAGCAACTTCTCAAGGACCGCTCTGATTGGACGGGTGAGCTGGAGTCGGGCAAGGTGATCAACCTGCTGCCAGGCGAAGACATCGGCAGCGTCAGTTCCAACCGACCCAACCCCGAATTCGATCCGTTCTGGACCGCCTTGGTGCGCCAGATCGGCATGGCGCTGGAGATTCCTTATGAGGTGCTGGTTATGCACTTCCAGAGCAGCTACAGCGCGGCCCGCGGCGCGCTGTTGATGGCCTGGAAGTTTTACAAAGGCCGGCGCGACCTGCTTGCCAAGAAGTTCTGCCAGCCCGTCTATGAGTTGTGGCTGGCCGATGAAATAGCTGAAGGTCGCATCAGCGCGCCTGGCTATTTCGCCAACGACTTCATGCGTGCCGCCTGGAACCAATGCATCTGGACCGGAGACGGTCCCGGCTCCATCGATCCGCAGAAGGAAGTCGCAGCTGCTAAGGGG